CTTCACGGTTGGTTTGTTCTCTGGAAGCGTTGTTGTCTCAGGTGCTAGTCCCACCATTGATGCTAATGGAAAGTATATCTTCCCATCTCAATCTCTCATGATGAGAGAGAAGATGGACATGTATCGTCAGTTTGCTGGCCAGCTTCTTGGATCATCTAACGGACAGTTTACCTTTACAAGCGGCTCAACAAGCCAAACCATCAACGAAGCCTTGTTCGTTGGCTTTAAGAGATTGTTCTCTAGAGATCAGATCAAGCGCGAGACGTTTGCTATCCAAGTGTATCAAACCGGCTCAACTTTAACAACTGCGGCAACAGCGTCAGCAATCTTCACTGACTTGAGCTCATCCGTTAATAAAGATCTTTCGTTTGGTGGGCAGGTATCAGCAATTGTTAACTCAGCTAACGTGAATCAACAAGTTGGTTTACTCTACATTGACAGAGGCATCGCTGTTCTTGACATCTCAAGAATATTCTCAGCTCAAGATACCGTAACAACGTATCTTACGGGTTCAATCAGTGCCATCTCAACACTGGGCACTATTGGTTTCACTGGAAGCATGAATCAGTTCCTTACTTCGGGATCAATGGACAACATCATTGATCACTTTGCAACAACAAGATTCTCTGGTAGCTCTCAAACAGCTATCACATTCCAGAACATAACAAATATTAACAGCACCCTGTATTTCTGTCGCTTAGCTTCAGACGAGTTCAACTACTCTTCTAATCCAACGTTCACAGATACAAACAATCGTTTGGTCGTTATTGATCCTGGACAAGAAGAGTCTCAGAGAACCTTCTCATTCGTAACCTCTATTGGTCTCTATGACGCAAACGACAACCTCTTGGCTGTTGGTAAGCTATCTAGGCCAGTTCTCAAGGATGACGAGCGCGATGTAACTTTCAAGGTCAGACTTGACTTTTAAGATGTAAGATGAAATGTCCCTACAAAGAATCAATCCAGATGACATTGAGACGTTCACTCTTGAGACTAATCCACCAAGAACGTTTATCTCTAGTTCTACGCAAGGTGTAACTGGAATCCTAAACGTATTTGCTAGACAGTCTGATCGTATGAAGGAGGTTCAACCTCTGTCATTGTTTAGTCAGTCGTTTTTCAATGACAAAGACTTGAATAGTGACATACAAGCCATTCTACAGTCTACAAGTTCAAACGTCTTTGACTTAGTCAAGACTTATCTTACAGACGTTAACAACCAGACGCCAAGCTCACGTTTAAGACAAACGGTTGAGATTCTTAGGTTCACACCTCCCGTTCAACTTGATAGTGATACCTTGCGCAAGGGTATTGTCATCAATAGTTTGATGAAGTACTACAGACCAACGTATCCTGAAGCACACTTTGCTTTTTCAAACTATCACTCTCTAAACTTCTTCACAGCAAGTACGTTCCCAAGCGGAAACGTAATGATGTATCCCATGGTTAGCAACTCTTATGCTATAACTAATGGATTTACGTTTGACTTCTGGATTAACCCAAAGTACACAACGGACTTCAGAGACAGCAGCGCTAGCTTCAAAGCTGGCACAATCATGCACATCTCTTCGTCTTATGCCATTTCTCTGGTAACTGGTTCAAGCAAAGATATCAACGGATATCCAAATACGTACCGTATCATGCTTCAGCTCAGTTCAAGCACTGACACTCCACCATCAACTGCCACAACTGCTTCAGCTCTAACCTTCTTGTGTGATGACAATGCTCTTCAAAGAAACAGATGGCATCATGTAAGCATTCGTTGGGGCAGTAACATCAACCAGAGCAGTGGCTCTTTCGTAATTGATGGAAGTGCCAGAGGGTCGTTTGTTGTCTCCGGGTCAAGTGTTGGAACAGGAAGCTTTCCTGGCAGTGGAGAACCAGTTATCTTGTTTGTTGGTAACTTCTATGAAGGCACTAACACAGGTCTAGACACACAAGCTTTGTTCCTGTCTACGAACATCGCTCAGAGAGATGGTTTGATTGAGTTGGTAAATGATCCACAAGAAGATCCAGACAACTTCTTTTTCAGACATCCACTGAATGCTGAAATTCATGACCTGAAACTCTATAACCGCTATCTCTACGACCACGAGATTGGTTATCTCAGACACGATGGTCCAACTGGAAGCCTTCTAGCTACAACAGGTAGTGGCGGAAGTCTCCTGTTCTATCTTCCTCCGTTCTTTACGAGAGAATCTCCAACCAGAACGTTTGTTGGAGACCATGGCGGACTGTTGGTTACTCCGTTCCAAGAAAGAGATGGTTCAACAAGTCATCCCTTCAGCCTGGACTTGTCTTTTGGTATTGCTGGTCACTATGTCAACCTAGAAAACTTCACCAGAGACTTCGCAACTGGAAACTACCCAAGATTGTTTGGTCTTACGGCTTCAGCTATTACGGGTCAAGCTCAAACGGCTTTGAGTGCCAATGACTACTTCTATGCTACAGGTTCAAACATTGCTCGTTCCTTGATGATTCTACCAAATGACAACGGACAGTTCTTTCCGAACTTCAACGTTATGAGTCAGAGCAACTTGAACTTGTCAACGTTCATTGATGATAACAGCACCTACACTCCAGGATTCATCACTCTCAGAGACATGCTCCCAACGCGTTCCATTGCGATGGGTCTTGTTCAAGATTCTGGATCTATGATCACCAATGTGCTCGGCCCAAGTCCAGAAGATCTCAGCATCTCTGGTGCTTCAGGATTGACTGTATTTCACAGAACCAAAGACAACACTTCCAACCAGATTGTTCTCTTTGATATCAGCAATCTCTACTACGGCAAGCAGATTCACCCAACATCTTTCAGTGTTGTTGACACGGCAATGTCAAACTCTGATGGGAAAGTAAGAATCACACTTGCAGACGATGGAGAAGGCAACCTCTACAGGGCTGACTGTCTAACAACTCAGTCTAACTGGAACAGTGTAGGTAACATCTTCTACAACGAAGGCATTGGTCTTGTGAAGCACCCAAGTCTCTACTTCTTTGGTAAAGACCAGTTCACAATGAACTTCAAAGGTGTTCAGGATATCCATGTCCTGACGTTTAACTGTTTCAAGAGACCACTCCAGGTTGTGTCTTCAAGCAATCCGGACTTTCTTCTTGTCTCGGCTTCACAGAATGCAAATGACACTGATCAGAGATTCGTTTACATAACCGGCATCAATCTTCATGACGAAGATCTGAATGTTATTGTAAAGAGCAACTTTGCTCAACCTGTTCTTGCTCGCACAGCAGACAAGTTTTTGTTCAAAGTTAAAGTTGACTTCTAAGATTATATTTACAATACGAAGTGAGAAACACACATGACTAAAGTTCTAGGTAAGGGTCTCTATATTCAAGTTTACAGGGGTGCCATGAAAGGTACGCCTGCTGAGAAGACAGCAAAGCTAGTAGCTGCCATGGACAAGTGGAAAGCACTTGGTGTCACTGGCGTTGCTTGGCACGGATTCGTTGGAGATCTCAGTGTAGCTGAGTTTGCCAAGGTTACAAAACTGTGTAAGGACAGAGGCATGAAGTCTCTAGCTGCCTTCGGTCTTGGTAGTACCAGACCTGTTGACTACGGTAACTGGATTGGTGACCTTGCAAATGCTCCTGATTGTGATGGAGTTGTGTTTGACATGGAAGGTGCCTGGGAAGATGAACAAGCTGATAAAGCAAAGGCAAAGCTCATGGGAAATACATTTAGAGCTAAAGCTCCAAATGCTCTCGCCATTGACCAACCCTGGCCAGTTCCAACTCTTCACTGGAGTATGTTCCCGTGGGAAGAGTCAGCAGAGTTTATTGATATCAGAGCTCCACAATACTACTGCAACAACTGGCGTAACCAGTGGGGTAAGGACGCCTATGAGAAGTGCTGGAAGTGGTTTGATGAATCATGGGTAAAGCTTAACGCACGACTCGCACCAAAGAACTTAGTTAGACCTGTTATTTATACCATTCAGGGATACTACTGGGATCTGACAGATCTTGTTAACTGTTTAACTTCCTTTGACACCATGCTTGTGTGGTCAGAGCCATTCCCTGATGCAACCTTTATGATTGGTTTGGACGCTTGGCACAGACTGCAAAGTCTGGGATTCTCCGGTCCAAAGGCTGTTGAATTATTTCAGGTAAGTTGGAACAAGTCTCACCCAGCCGATCTCTTGACTGTTGATAATGGATTCGGGCCAAAGACAGCCGCCAAACTAGGCGTTGATCTCTCAGCTCTACCTAAGACATAACTCTTCCTCTCCCTCTATTTGGTAATCCTCCACAGACATCATAAGCCATAATAACTCTATGGTTGCCAAAAAGAAACCAAAGAAGAAGAATTCCGTAAAAGCCCAACAGAGCCCTCCCAAGAAACGCAAGCGTCGTAAGAAGGGGAGATATAGAACGGGCACCCACAAAAGCCCAAAAGCCAGTAAACCTATAGACTACAGGTCTGGCTGGGAGCTTGAAGTGTGTAAGTACCTTGACCACGAGCCGAGTGTTGTTTCGTACGAATACGAAACAATCATAATACCGTATATCTCCAATATCCGAACTGGTAAGGTGAGACGTTACTTTCCTGACTTCCTTGTGACCTACCAAGATGGTAAGAGGGTCATGGTTGAAGTCAAGCGAAACGATAAACTTACCAACCCATTGGTTATGAAGAAGACGGAAGCAGGCAGACAGTGGTGTCAACAAAATGGAGCAATATACGAACTATGGTGTGATACATTGATAGGAAAGATCAAAAAGATAAATGAAGTGGTGAAAAAATGTCAAAATGTTCGGTCTTCAAAAGAGCATCAATTAATGCTGAGTGGATCAAAATAAAGTATGTTGATGAACAGCAATCAATGGTTGACATAGCTAAACTGCTTAATTGCTCTAGAAGCGCTGTTCGTAGAAGATTGGCTGATGTTAATGTGAAGTTACGACAACCAGGAGTGGCCAGTGCTCTTGCTCAACAAAATCCTGAATTGAGATTACAAAGAAGCATTACCAGAACTGGGGAATTAAATCCTGCATTTGGTAAATACGGCAAAGATCATCCGGCATGGAAGCCAAACAAGATAACTCCTTTATATAAAAGCATACGAAATTGTGCCTTTTACAAACAATGGCGCGAACAAGTATTTGAAAGAGACAATTTTACATGTCAATTATGTAAAAATCGTGGAGGCAATTTGAATGCTGACCATGTTATTCCTTTGTGTGTTCTCATGGATAAATTGAAAGTTAAAACACTTGATGAAGCTTTGTTGTGTAATGAATTATGGATAGTGACAAATGGTAGAACATTATGTGTTAAATGTCATCGTAATACCAACACGTATAGTAAAAGAGTAAAACAATATGAACAAATCAATTAATAGAGAAGATTCGCAAGTTAAACAAGATGGTAGCGAAAACCAAGTTACCAAAGAATACCACCTCGGGCTTGACATCTCAACAGCCGTAGTTGGGTTTGTTATTCTAGAACCAAATGGTACCATGGTCAAGATGGACCACGTTAAGCTCAACATAGTGAAGTTTCCTGACCTGTTCACCAAGGTTGACTGGACCATTGAACGCTTGATTACAGGATGTGATGGTTACAAGATAAAGAAGATCTTCGTTGAAGCAAACGCTAAGATGTTCACTCCAGGATTTTCTAGCGCAGACACTATCCTTACTCTTGCCAAGATGAATGCTCTGGTTTCATACCTGTCTCACAAGTTCTTTAACGTACCAGTAACAGACGTTAACGTAACATCTGCTCGTTCAAGGATTGGCTATAAGAACAACAGGTTAGACAAGCGAACTGTAAAAGAGAAAGTCAGAGAGTTTGTTGTTAACCTTCACCCTGAATTCCCAATTAAGACACATGTTGCTAAAACCGGCAAGAGCAAAGGTCAGTCTGTCATGAACGCTGAAGTAGCTGATGAAATTGATGCATTCGTCATAGCTAGGGGCGGACAAATACTAAATCCGTAAACAAAACAGGACCTATATTTGATACTATGAGGTATGAAGTTCAAATATCAAGACCATGCCAACAATTCCGGCATCTATAAAATCCTCAACACTCATACCAACCGTGTATACATTGGTCAAGCCAGAACGTTCAAGAAACGTTGGTATGACTACAGCAATCATCTTCCAAAAAATAAGGGACATAACAAATTTTTACTCAATGACTTCAAGAAATGTTTTGAAGAATTGGGACATACGGATTTTTTGGAATTTCATGTTTTGGAAGCAATGCCGAGTTCAACTAAAGAACAACGCAAGGAACGTGAAGAATATTGGATAGCACAGTTCTATGACGGACAAAAAGAGTGTTATAATTTTCGTAAAACAGTTGATCGTGAACGTTCATGCTGGTCTTCAACTCCTGAAGAAACGCGTAAAAGAATAAGTCTGTCTAACAAAGGCAGGATCGTTTGGAACAAGGGTATACCTGCTACTGAAAGTCATAAAGGAAAGCTTAGTGAATCTCACAAAGGAAAGACACTTTCCAATAAAACCAAACTGAAAATGAGTGTGTCCCATTTGGGTAATAAAGCACCATGGTTTGGAAAGAAACTTTCAAGTGAGCATAAAAACAAATTGTCTATGGCTCATAAGGGACAAATTCCATGGAACAAAGGCAAGAAAACTAACCCTTTGTCAACAGAGCATAAGAAGAAAATTGCTGACGCAATGAAGATTGCTCGCGGCGGGCAAGTCCTCAATCCGTAAAGCACTTTATTTCACATAAAGCACCTGCTACCCTGTAGTTTACGGTTGTATGTTCACTCAGGGTCAAGCGATTGAGTTCATCCAAAAGGTATTTGGAACAACAAAGCTCACTAACAATGGGTTAAATGCAAATGTAATTTGCCCTATCTGTGATGAGAACAAGGAAGTCGCGACTAAACGAAAGCTGGCCATTCGTACAGACAACTTCATCACTCACTGTTGGGTGTGTGGGTACAAGTCAAGATCTATTTATTCTCTTATTAAGAGATACCACCCAGATTTCCTTGCTGAATATGATTCTGTCTTTGGCATTAGAGATAACAAGGGAGGTAGATGCATCGTCGTATATGATGAAAGTGACCTTTTGCCAAAAGAAGAGGCTCTCAAACTACCACAGGGGTTTACGCTTCTGGCAACTAGTTTCCACGACGAAGATACTGAATGGTTTTTAAGGTATGCGAAGACCTATTTACTTGACAGAGGATTGACCTACCAGGATTTCTGGTTCTTTAAGTTCGGAATCACAACAGATGATCCAGCTTACAAAGGCAGAGTCATCATACCTTCTTTTGATGCAGAAGGCAACCTGAACTACTTTACGTCAAGAGCCATAAGCAGAAGGCTTAAACCGAAGTACTTCAATCCAAAATTAGACAGAGAAACGATCATATTCAATGAGATTCACATTGACTGGTCAAGCGAACTTACTCTGGTAGAAGGTCCATTTGACCTAGTAAAGTGCAATGAAAATGCTACCTGTGTTCTAGGATCAGAACTCACACTCAAGTACAAACTTTTCCAGAGAATCATTGAGAACAACACACCAGTTCTTCTTGCATTTGATGATGACGCTGTTAGAAAAACACTGAGAACAGCTAAGTTGCTAACGGAATACGGAATAACAGTCAGACTCTATTCTCTCCCTGACAATACACATGATGTTGGTGAGATGACGAAAGAGGAGTTTATTTCTCTAATTCCAAATGCAAAGCTGTTTAGTATGGAAGACTCTCTTCGTCACAGGATAGCCTCCATTTAACTGTTAGGGGATAATATGGGTTTGAAGATTCTTCATATCGCTGATCTTCACTGGCGAGGAATTGCTCGTCACGAAGAATATACAAGGGCATTTCAAATGCTCTTTGGACACATTCAAAGAATCAAGCCAGATCTTCTCTACATCGGTGGAGATATCTTTCACACCAAAACCCAAGGCATCTCTCCAGAAGTCATTGAGAAGATGGTGTGGATGTTCCGTGAAATGGGCGACCTTGTTCCAACTCACGTGATTCTTGGTAATCACGACGGTAACCTAGCAAATGAAGATCGCCAAGATGCTATCTCCCCTTTGTTGCATGCCCTGAATCATCCTAATATCTTTCTGTACAAGAAGAGTGGGAATTACCATGTAAGTGACATCGGCTTTGATATTCCAGATTATGGATCAACCAAAGAGGCTGTCAAGGTTAACTTCTGTGTCATGTCGTGTTTTGACAAGGACAACTGGCACAAGGTCTATCCAGAAGCCGGATCTCTCAACATTGCCATGTACCACGGTTCTATCTCAGGTTGTGAGACAGATACCAATTGGGTTATGAAGGAAGGTGAAGAAGATGTCACGCTCTTCTCAGGCTATGACTTTGCTATGCTTGGGGATATTCACAAACAACAGTGGATCGCTTCAAGACCAGACAAGAACAACAGAGTAAAGCCTTGGGTTGCTTATCCCGGTTCTATGATTCAGCAGAACTTTGGAGAAGACGAACTCAAAGGTTTCCTTGTCTGGGACATCCGCGACAAGGATGACTGGGATGTTCAGTTTGTTGAGCTTGATAACCAGCAACCGTTCGTGACAGTTCCATGGAAAGGCACAGTTCAAGACACTGTAGGGTTCATCAAGGAAACACGTCAAAATAGAGCCTTTATTCCTGGCACTAGATTCCGTGTGTCTTCAAGCAACACCATCTCTCAGATGGAATCTAGACAACTCCAGAGCGAACTGAAAGACGTTTACAACGCTTCTGAGTTAACGTTCAAGTTTGAGACTTCAACGAAGGTTGAAACCATTCAGACGAACTCTGTGCACGCTGCCAAGACCAGTCTTCGCAATGATGTTCACACTCTCAAGCAGCTTTACAGGGAATTCCTGTACAACAACAATTCCAAGTATCCTCTCACGGGAGACCAAGTAGATCAAGCTCAAGACTTGATTACTGAGTATCTCAACAAGTTCAATGCTTCCGAAGCCGAGAGTCCAAGAGATGTTACGTGGTCCATCAAGAGTATGGAGTTTGACAACCTCTTCCGTTATGGAGAAGGTAACTCAATCAACTTTGAGAAGCTTGAAGGCATTGTCGGAGTGTTTGGGTCTAACCGTATTGGCAAGAGCTCAATCGTTGGAGCCATGATGTATGGCTTGTTCAACACCACTGACCGTGGTCCCTTGAAGAATGGCAATATCATCAACTACAACAAGAACTATGGACATGCCCGTATTCGTATCAACGTTGCCGGAACTGACTACATCATTCAGCGTGCTTCCAAGAGAGCAGAACCACCCAAGCGTAAGGGAAAGAAGATTATTGATAGCTTTGACATTGACAAGACTACCACAGAGCTCAGCCTCTGGAGATGTCAACCAGACGGTTCTCTCTTGCCTTTGAACAGCGTCACCCGAGATGACACAGACAAGGAAATTCGTAGACTGATAGGTAAACCAGAAGACTTCCTTCTTACAGCTTTCTCTAATCAGGGAGGCATCAATCGTTTTATTGAAGAGGGAGCTACTCAGCGCAAGTCCATTCTCAACAGGTTCCTTGACTTGGATTTGTTTGAGAGACTGTTCAACATGGCAAAAGATGACTGTGTTATTGTCAATAACAAGACAGCCAAGTTCACCACTGGTTCCTTTGATGATCTTATCAAGTCCATAGAGAAGTCCCGCGAAGAACGCTTGATACAGTTGCAACAGATTGAGGAAGAGATCAAGGGTCGCAGATCCAAGATTGACAATCTTCGTCTCTGGCTTCTCCAAAATAAGAGTGAAGGCAACGAAATAGATCCAGCTATACTCTCCGTAGTTCAATCTTCAATTCGCAAGATTCAACTTGACCTAGACAACTGTTTTGTTCATGAAGAAAGATTGTCCGCTGGAATCAAACAAGACAATGAAACCATTGCTTCTACACGCTTGTTGTTGGAAGGAATCAATATTGAAGATCTACGTCTCAAGAGCGAGACCATGTCCGGTATTGAAGCAAAGGTACGTGAACTGTCTTTGATTTACAAGGACAGCGATAACACACTTCAAGGACAAGAGAAGTCAGTCAAGAAACTAGCTACAGTTCCTTGTGGAGATCAGTTTCCAGAGTGCAGGTTCATCAAGGACAGTCATGAAGATAAGAAGTCAATTGACAAACAAAGGGCGTTCGTCAAAGAGCTACTTGTTCAGTTGAACTCTGTAACCGACACCTTGACACTCTATCAACAGGAGAAGTTAGCGCAGAAGATTACTGACTTTGAGAAGATGGAGAACAACCTCCGAGTGGTTGAGTCCGGACTTGACTTGAAGATTTCCAAGATGGAAACCACCAGAACCTTGAAGGTTAACCATGAAACGGAACTTCTTGGACTTAAGTCTAGAGAATCTGAACTTCTAGAACGCATGAGTCAGTCTGCATCTAGCGCATACGAAGCCAAGAAATTATCTCTCAAGATGGAAGAGGGAGATCTAAAGACCCTAGAAGACAAGAGGAACAACACGTTGGTTAACATCGGCACTCACGATGCCAAACTTGAGACTCTACGAAAAGACCAAGCGGAATCAATTGAGCTTCTTGGGAAGCTTAAGATCTACGATTCTATTCAAGCTGCATTCAGCAAGAATGGAATCCCTGCAATGATCTTGAAGACACAACTCCCAGCCATCAACTTTGAGCTCTCAAAGCTCTTGAGTAACGTGGTTGACTTCAAGATTACTCTAGAGACAGACATCAACTCAAATGTGATGGACGTGTTTCTGGAAGACGCTATCAGCCGTCGTATCATTGAACTAGCTTCCGGCATGGAGAAAATGATTGCATCTCTTGCTCTGAGAGTAGCTCTCATCAATCTTAGTTCACTTCCCAAGCCAGACATCTTCATCATTGACGAAGGTTTTGGCGTGTTGGATGAAGAAGGCATCCAGAAGTGTATGCAACTTCTTTCCATCATGAAGACCAACTTCAAGACGATTCTAGTTATCAGCCACGTATCAGCTATCAAAGAGGTAGCCGACAGAATAATTGAAATCAACAATCTTGGACTAGAATCAAAGGTAGAGGTGTAGCATGAGAATGCATTGTCAACCAAATGTTGCTGACGGCACAGGTAAGATGGTTTGTTCCCAGTGTTGGGATGTAGTTCAGGGCGACAGTCACATCAAGTATGAGACAGACAGAGAAGTCTTTTGCTTGATTGTTCTACATCCACTGTGTGTCAAACCATATGACATGGCGAAGATTGGTAGAACTCATAAGTGTCCCAAGTGTAACGGAGATGGCAGATTTCAGCAAGGGTTACAATCATTTGGTGTTGCCATGAATCTCTGGGGAAGCAACACTCCACCTCCATGTCAAC